CCACAGGTTGACTCTGCAAAATTTACTGCTAGAGCTTTAGGAACAAAAGAAGAAAAAAACATGCAGAATCCATATAAAGATATGCAAAGTAGATTGGATACATTACAGCATGAATTTAGTAGAAAACTTGCAAGTCATGGATATATTAATAATTCATATGTGCGAGGTGAATAACTATGGAATATATATATGGTTCGTTCACTAAAAGGCAAATTAAAGAAGCTGCACATGCAATGCACAACGATGTCCATAAGTTATTACTTTACAAGGATAATCGAATAGAAGAAAAAATATTTGAGAATGATGAAGCTTTTCTTATATTTTTCCAGAATGTCATGTTTAAATTTAGTGGAACAAAGACTCTATTTAATAACAATGGAATTATGGTCACATTAATGGCTACTTTGCAAGCTGCTTATGACGAAGTTACATCCGATGAGTTTGATTACATGACATTTCGTAGGGCTATTTTAGATAGTCACAATTACATTAAGCAGATGTTTGAAGGAGGTGTTGGTGATGCCAAGCTTACAGACAGCACGGCGAATCGCTAACGCCAAAACAAATAATGCGAAAACTTTAGGTCAGATTTATAAAGAAGAATCTGATTTTTTGATGGAAGAAACTTGGGATAACAGTATTACTTCCACGACCTGTTACATTTATGACTACTTTCATGATGACTTCTTCACAGATGAACATGGAATTACACGTTCACTTGCTGAAGGTATGACTTATGAAAATACTAATAAGACAAAGATAGATGCAAAGTTTATTATCAAATCTTATCAGTCAATGGACAAAGATCAAGTGGAATATTATCTTATGTTTCGCCCAAGTCAGCCTGTAAGATTCAATAAAGGTGATGATCTTTATTATTATGAGACTGATTTTAGGAAACGCTATGGAGCGACATTTCCGATAGGACTTTTCGTGGACGTTCCAGATGATAGAGGAATTTATCATAAGTGGATTATCTGTCGTGATGAACCTGCAAATCAGTTTCCAAAGTATCTCATTTTACCAGTAAATTATGAACTTACATGGATTGAAAAGAATAATGATAAACGTATCAAGAGACGTATGTGGTGTTGTTTAAGACAGCAAAGTTCTTACACGATTGGAACTTACACAGACCGATATTTTACGCACACAGATAATCAGGATAAGATATGGTTGCCAATGAACTCTATTACAGAGAAGTTTTGGTACACTTCTGAAGATTCTAAAAATATGCGAGTTGTAGTAAGTGCTTTAACAGAACATCCTACCGTATGGACAGTGACCAAGGTTGAAAATTCAATGCCATTTGGTATTCAAAAGCTTACTATATATACAGCATTTTGGAACGAGCATACTGATTATGTCAATCTTGAAACAGGTGAAATGTATGCGAACTATTTCGATTCAGAAATCGCCCCAACAGATCCATCTAATCCAACTACTCCACCATCTTCTATCACAGCAAGAATTTCAGCATCCACTTCAACAATTAAAGTTGGTGGCTCTTATAAAAATCTTACAGTAAATCTATTCAACGATTCCAATGAAGATATTACAACTGAATATGCTGATGCAACCTTTACATGGACTTGCTCTATTAATAATGAAGACTGGACTGATAAAGTAACATGGCGAGTTGGTACAGAGTACAACCAAAAGAAAGCAAAGTTTCCCAACGACACCTCTACTATCGGCAAAATACTGTCTGTTAAGTGTGAAATTATTAAGGATAACTTGACAATTAACTCTGAAATTTTGTCGTTAGAATTAACTGAATAGGAGGTGCTTTATGGCAGAAAAATTAGTTACAAAAAATAATTTGTTAAATAAGCTTCGTGCATATAAGACTACTCCTGATGATGAAAATATTCAGTATAAGAAAAAGATTGAAAAAGCACTTATGCTTAATCCATGTCTTTTATATGCACTTAATGAGAAGTCATTAGAATCTGAACTTTTTGACGATGATGGTAATATCAACTGGGAATGGAACGAAGATACAAAAGAGTATGAACCTCTTGGGGAATGGGATAGATATTTTGGTGGAACATCCAATATCCGTCCTTATTTGTTTATTCCTGACACTCAGACTGAGGTAAAACATTATATCTGTTATCAAGTATCTTTTGATGAAATGCCTCGCTATCAGGATACATTAAAGTATACGAATATTACATTTACTATTTTTGTTCATGGTAATGACAGAAATGATAAATTAACAGGTATTCCACGCCATGATTTAATCGCTTCTATTATAAGAGAACGATTCAACTGGTCTAATATATTTGGTATGCAGACTCATCTCATATCTTCTAAAGAATCCACAACAGATAATAACTATCTCGTTCGTACTCTTGTATTCCAAGTTGTTGATACTAATGGAATTCACAAAACAATTGATGGTAAGACTTCTATCACCAATTATGGGGTTAGGCGGTGATTAAATGGATGTATTAGAAACGCTAGACAATCTACAAAATGCCGCAGAACAAGATTCTGAGAAAAATAAATCTAATAATAAAAAATCAGAATATCATTTTGATAAATTAAGAATGTATTTTGGTGAAGATTATACCATAAATAATATTACAATTTCTGTACCAACAATCGGAGATATTCTTGAAGTTGGGGAAACTAGATTTTATCAATCTTTATCACCTTTTCTCAATAACCCAACATCAATTAGGGTTTTCTTATATGATACTTTTCACAAGGATTGGAACAAAACCAAAGACATTGAAGTATTTTATATAATGTATCAACTTGTACAAGATAAAGAACCACTAAATTTAATTTTTAAAGATTTTAATTTTGATGGATTTGTGTTGACTCCCGCAAAGAAAAATAAACAAGATACAGAATATGACCACTTGGCACTATTTAACGAAGATAAGAACATCCTTATTTATGATGATGAATATTTAGAGATTGCGGAATATATTCGTACAATGATGAATGTTCATCCGAAAACAGAAAAGGCAAAAGGTAAAACCACAAAGCATTGGATGTTACAAGAAGATAGAATGAAGGCACAACAGATCGAAGACAAGAAAGGATCTTCCACTCTCTTACCTCTTGTGTCTGCTTGCATAAATCATCCTGGCTTTAAATACAAGTTAGATGATTTAAAACAAGTTAATATATGTCAGTTCATGGACTCTGTACAAAGAATACAGAAATATGAACAGGGCGTTGCAGCTATGCATGGTATTTATGGCGGCATGGTTAGTGCAAAAGATATCCCAAATGACTTAATTAATTTTATGAGTGATTTATAATCGCTCATTTTTTATTGCATAAAAATAACAAATTTCAAAGGAGGAAAATTAATATGGCATTTAAATTAGGTGACGTAATCGTTGATAGACTTCAGTTTGGTTACGGTGCAAAAGCAAATGGTACACCTCTGTATGCTTTAACTCAGCTTACAGAAGCCAATATTGATATTACAGCAGATTCTACTGATATCAATGATAAGGATGGAAACCTTGTATATAGAAAATATACGGGTAAAAAAGGCGAGGTAACTGCAACTAATGCATTTCTTAATCTTGCAGTTGTCGAAGCTATCTCAGCCACAGATGCAGAGATTGCAACAGAAGACAAAGGTATTGTTATGCCGATGATTCAGCTTGTAAAGGCAGGTGAAACACTTGATATTACTGGTTATGTAGATGGTTCTGTTGTTGTAAACTCTCTATCCCCAAAAGGTTCTATGGGTAAAGAATTATATACAAAAGGTACTTCTGCTACTGCAACAGAATTTGCTATTGTACATACAGATGCATCTGGTGAACCTGACAATACACCTGCGAGCGATGTATTAACTCCACCAACAGCAGATGGAGAGACACAGTACATCGTTAAATACAAGAAGACAATTCATAGCGGTGCTAAGATTACCAACTCTGGTAAGAAATTCCCGAAAGCGCATGAGTTATTTTTCAAGGCATTAGTTGTTGATAAATGTGATACAGAAACTCTTAGAGCTGCAATCATTCACATTCCATCATTTATGCCAAGTCCAGAGTTTACTCTTGCACTTCAGGGCGGTGATTCTCAGACAATGGATTACAAAGGAGCTATGATGCTTAACGCATGTTCTACAGATTCTGAACTTTTCTCTATTTACTACATTGATGAAGAAGAGGAAGATATCTAAATAAGATTGCTTGGGCAGTTTAATCACTGCCCTTCTTATAAGGAGGATTAATGGCTAATAAAGATTTGAGAACCTGTATGTTATGCCGAAAAAAATACAGTTTTTGCCCAGTATGTAATCCAGAAGACAAAAGTAAACCAACATGGTACTTTTGTTGGTGTAGTGATAATTGTCACGAAATTGATAGAATTGCTTCTGCGTATGAAGATGGACGAATAACTGATATTGAAGCAAAAGAGAAACTGTCCAAACTTGATTTATCAAAAAAGGATAATTTTGGAGAGAGCTATCAGAAATCTATTGCTTCAATTATGAAGGCGCAGGTAAAGAAAACTATAAATAAGAAAGAAAAGAAAACAGATAATGAATCTGTTAAAAATGATATTGTTGCGGAAGTCGAGGAAAAGACTGATGGTAATGTTGAATAGTGATTTTGAAAAATATAAATAGGGAACATAATTACTATTCAACGGTTTTATGTTCCCTATTTTTTACGTTATATGAGGAATAGAAGGAATGACTATAGAAAGCAATTTAAAACCAAGGAGTTATAACGAAAAAGAAATTATCCGTATATATAACAGAGATCAGCAAACATTCTATATTGATTCTGGTATATATCCTATTGATTTATATCCAAGTTATAGTCCTAAAAATGATAGAAAAATTATTGTAATGATTTTTCTTAAAAATGATACTAAAGAAGTATATATGAAATGGAAAAATTATGAATAAATAGGTTGTTCAAGACAATGAACATAAAAGTAGATGTCATACCTGTGAGTGAACGATTACGGAATCAATAGTCAGGTCGCTACTATTTCCTATTAGAATTTTAATAAGGAGGAAAGTTATGGATTTAACATTTTTAACAAATTACGCTGTACCAATTATTGTAGGTATTTGTCTTTGCGTAGGATATGTTCTCAAGAATATTGTCACTACTGATACTGTTAATAAATATATTCCGTTAATTATGGCAATTCTTGGTGTAGTATTAAATGTATGGATGAATACTGCATTTACGCCCGAGATTCTACTTGGTGGAATGTTTAGTGGTCTTGCAAGTACAGGTTTATATGAATTATTTACGCAGTTAATTAAGAAGAAATAATGCAACCAATTGAGACTTTTATAAGTCTCTTTTTATTGGTAGAAAGGAGAATTTATGATCTCGAATTGTGGACATGATGAACGTGGTCGATACTCTAGTGGAAAGGCTGGTGACCAGACTGGTACAGAGTGGTATATTCGTTCATGGTACAATCATAAATGGAAATGTGTAATACGCTTTCCAGAAAATATTAGAGAACAGTTAGCTCTCAACGCAGAGAAAGCTGCAAAGAATAATCTTATTGGCTATGACCAGTCGCAGAGACTTACATATTACAATCATCTCAAGGCAAGTAACTGGGATGCAAGTAAAATTACTATAGCTTGTGAAGCAGACTGTTCAGCAGGCGTTTCGGCAAATATTATTGCGGCAGGATATAAACTTGGGATAGATAAACTCAAGAATTTTAATAAATCAAACACAACAAGCACACTTAGAAATGCATGTAAGGCAGTAGGTGCTACTATTCTTACAGATTCTAAATATCTTACAAGTGATTCTTACTTACTTCGTGGTGATTTAATTCTTAAAGATGGAAGTCATGTAACAACCAATATTACAAATGGTTCGAAGGCTGTTTCAAATTCAAATCCTGCTCCATCAAAGCCTAGTACTTCAAGTTCTAGTAATACAAATAAATATTATCTTGCTAATTCAAGAGTTAGAGCATGGCAGAAAGCTATGAATAAAGGTTTTGATACCAATGAGCTTGTAGTAGACGGTAAATTTGGATCAGCGTCCCAAACATTTGCGTCAAAACATGTTTTGTCAGCAAATCAGAAATATAATTGCATTACTGCGATTAATTTCTTAAGAAAGACACTTCATGATGTATATAGTTTTTCAAAACTGCCAACAACAGGAAAATGGGATTCTTATCTTACAACATGCGTAAAAGTATTCCAGAAAAATCGTGGACTTACTCAGGATGGCGCAGTTGGTCTTGATACAACTTACTACTTATTAAAAGGGTAAGTGTGAAGGATAATGAATGAAATTGAAGAGTTATTTAATCTTAATTATCCCATGATTATTATGGGCATTTTTATTATCATTCTTGGAGTAGATAAAATAGTATTTTTGCTTGGTAAAATCAAAAAAGCCTTTAGGATAAAATTTGGTTATGAACAAGATAAAGAAACTGTTGAAGATAGAATTGCTATCCTTGAAAAACATGACAATTGGCAATATAAAGAAATCTCTAAAATATCACAAGGTATAGATGATATAAAACAGACTTTGATTCAAAAAGACATCACAGATAAAGCAAAGACTGTTGCCACATTACGAAATCAATTGTATGAACTTCATGGAACTTTTGTAGATAGAGGATACGTTGATAAGTCTGGTTTAAAAACATTTCTTGAATTAGGAAATATTTATGAAGACGCAGGTGGAAACGATGTGTATCATGATAAACTAAAACCAGAAGTAATGAGATTACCACTTAAAGAAGATGAATGACCATATTTTTCTATTATACCAAATATTTAACAAACCCTGCTTATATATTTTTCCAGTATTATACAGTTATAAAAGAATAGTTCTTACACATACTTATAGTATGAATAATAAAATTGGAGAATATAGGTATAAAAATAACTTAACACTTAAAGAGCTGTCCTTACGAAGTGGAATGTCTACTACAGCTCTTTCTAATTTAGAAAATGGATTGACAACGGATATATTGCTTAGTCATGCCATTACATTATCAAGAGTATTGCATGTAGATTTGTATGAACTATTCTGTATAAGGAAATGAGGAGGCAAGGTTTATGACGTATTTCAATTTAATTTGTGAGGAACATGAAATTACAGGAGGCAAGGTCATTCATATTGATAAAAATGTAGGAAATATGAATGACGTACATAAAATTGTAACAGAAAACATAGATAAGTACCCTAACGCCAAATGGGAACTTTATCCTATGATTATTAATAACTAACCAAATACATATGACAATTGAATATAAGAATTATAAAAGAGCGGATTCATTTGGATTCGCTCTTTTGTTATGTAAAGGAGAAAATGATATACAAGAATTAAAATTAACATCTCCTATCGCACCTTCAGTCAACCACTATTTAGGTTGGAGAGCTATTTTAAAAAATGGAAAACCAATGGCGGTAGGATATAAAAAACCAGAAGCAATTAAATATCAGAAAGAATTTGCAAAATATGTAAAGACAGAAGCAAAAAAACAAAACTGGATTAAATCGGATGACAAATCACAGCACTATTATATGGATTGTATCTTCTATTTTGACAGAGTAGACAAAGATGCCAATAATAGTTTCAAGTGTCTTGCCGATGCGATTACATACAGCGAATCCGTGTGGATTGATGACACTCAGTTATGTGAACGTGTACAAGGGATTTATTATGATTCAGAAAATCCACGAATAGAAATTACAATACGACCTGTTGACTACATTGGAGTTTTTGACAATGCTTCACAGTTTGATGAATTTAAATCTCACTGCATCGGATGTAAAAGATACAAACGAAATTGTAGTCTTCTAAAGAAAGCTATAGAAGGTCGAATTCAAAAAGAAATACATAATGGAGAATGTGAAAAATTCTCGCCAATAAATGATTAAAGGAGAAAAAGGAATATGAAACTTTTAGAGTTTGTAGAAAAGTATAACAACATGGCAAATAACACATTAAGGGAACAGTTATTAAGTAAAATCAAAATCACCCCTTATGTATCATTCATCAAGAAAGAAGTTTACGCACAGTTGATTGTAGATAAGACAACATTTGAACAGGAAGCTTATGATGATAACGGAGTAACAAAGTATCGTAAAACAGATAAGATTAGAGTAAATTCTGTTGCTCAGTATATACAGTTTTGTCGTGCTGTGATTGAATTATATACCGACCTTGAGATTGACGAGGGTGATAAAGGTTTTATTAATGGGTATGATGCACTTAAATCATCTGGCTTACTCGATATTTTAATGGTTGGTTCTGATAAAGCTGATCCACTTATTCCTATGAGTGAATTAAGTGAATTTAAGACCATTTTAACAATGAAACAGTCGGACACTCAGTTTAATGAGACAACTACTCAGGCGTTTATTAGCAAACAGATTGGAAGGATTTCTGATTTGGCAAATGCTACTCTCAAACCGCTTGTGGATGTTGTAAGTAAGAAACTCGATGAGATTCCAAAAGAAGATCTGGATAAGATTGTTGAGTTTGCTAAGAAAGGTGAATTTAAAGAGGTGTAGGATATGGAGATTATGAATTTGCCAAGGGGTTGTGGAAAGACAACAAATATTATTATTGAAGCTGTTAAAACAGGTTATCCAATTATCACGTTGTATAGAACCATGAAGAGAGATATTGAAAGACGTGCAGAAAAAATCACAAATCAGAAAATAACTGTTTATACAGTTGCAGAATTTTTAGATGATGATTTTTGGAGAGGAAAAATTGATAAGAAACCAGAACATGTTTTGATTGACGAACTCTCATTTATACTTGAAGAATTATTAGGTGCAAAATGTGAAATGGCTACTATGACAAGTAAATCTTTAGAAGAATATTATGGACATAGAGATTGGGATAAATAATTGAAATTCAAATTTCTTGTGAAATAAACAGGCTCTATGCGTGTCATAGCGTATAGAGCTTTTCTTATGGAGAGTGGTTATACTGCTCTCCTATTTTAGTGAATAAATAGTGAAATTTTGGAGGTGATTAGATTGGGACTAAATAAAGACACTATTAAATATTTGGAAAAACAGGCTCAGAAAAAAGCTTCCGAATTGGCACACGAAGCTCAACAGAGATTAACAGATGGTTATGTGTCGTTTATTGATTTATATTATAGCGATTACACACCACAACAGTATGTAAGAACACATAATTTATACAGGTCTTATAACAAATTTTATAAAAATAGCCACGGTACTATTTTTTATGGTGGCGTTGAAGTAACACCTGAAAGAATGTTTGATAACTATGACCAAATTACACCTTCAGATCTTATGTCGGAATTTATTTACAATCCGAAAGGTACTTATCATGGTTGGTATAACATTCCTGCTAGTTTCAGTGTGTATAGAGAAATACATAAATATCATGAACGGTTAAAGGATGAATATAGAAAGCGTTGTACAGTTTAGAAAGGATGTGAATAAATGGCTAATTCAGATATTATTAAGATTGGTTTTGATTATAGAGCTAGTCTTGCACAATTTGAAAAAGAAACAAATGGTGTATTCGATGGTATTAGTAATAAAGCTGGTAAACAAAAAATCACAATTCAATTAGATGCAAAAGATGATAAAGTAATTGATAAAATTAAGGAATTGCAGAAACTCAAATTAGACAAGTTCACATTCGAGTTTGGTAATTCTGGATTAAAAGAACAGCTACAGACATTTGATAAATTAGAGAATAAGATTAATGAGATTATTAATTTATCAAAAGGAATTGACTTATCATTTAATACCAAAAATAAGACAGATGCTTATAACCAGTTAAAAAAATATGCAGATGCTTTTAAAGACTATTATGGTAATGAAGAAGCAATGGCTACCAATGCAGGTGCAAAGGCTGGTTATGCGTACTACAAAGCCTATGAAGAAGCATTGCGAAAAGGTGTCGCACAAAGTAAATTAGAAAAAGTAACTATTGATTTTGATGTAAACGATTCATTTTTCAGTAAAGAGAGAATCGTAGGAAATAGAATTAAAGAGTTTGAAAATTTTCAAAAGTATGGTAATGCAGATGAAAGTAATTTAATTGCAGAAATCACATCACTAGAAAATCGACTTTTGAAATTTAATTCTGCTTATTCTCAAGTAAAAGCTAATTTAGGCGATGCACCAATTACACCTGAAATCACAAAAAACATTGAAGAATATGTCAGGTTATTAGAAGTTGCAGAAAGCAGAGCAAAAGATGCAGAATTATTTGGTTATTCAAGCGAAGATATCAATTCAGATAAAGATCTTGCAAATATGTATCTTAACTTTGCGAAAGAAGATGCTACTGCTGAAAATAAAAAATATATTGAATCATTAAAACAAGAAGAGACACAAGCTATTGCTACTGCTGAAGCTGAACAGAAATTAGCAGAAGCTCAAATGGAAACAGTTTCTAATACTTCTAATTCAAATAATTCTCAAATTGAAGAGTTAAAATCTGATATTCAAGAGGTAAAAACTGAACTTGGTGATGTAAAAGATAGAATTTCTTCTATTGAATCGAATGGTTTTGAAAATGTACGAGATGATGTTGAAAAGACAAAGGAATCTGCAAAAGAACTTAATAGTGAACTTACAGAAATGAAATCCAACCTCTCCTCTGCTCCACAAGAATCGAATATTTCATCAGGAAGGAAAGACGCATTTCCTAAGACTTCTGAAAACTTAGAACAGGTTGCACAATCTGAACAAAAAGTACAGCAAGAAGCAAAGGCAATCCAATCCAAATGGGAACAAGCCGAAAAAGCAATTCAGAATTACATGAATGCTGTTACAAAGTTAAATAATCTTAGAGCCTCTGATAAAAGTACTGGTAAGAAGTCATATGAAATTGCAGGACAAATTGAGGAAATTGAGAAGTTAAAAAAAGAAGCTTATGATGCAAGACAAGTTTTATCTTCTATGATAAATCCTCAGAATGTAGATATAGATACATGGAAAAGATATGTTGACGTGATAAATCGGCTCGATCAGGCATCAAATGGATCGGCTGAATCGGTTAATAGATTAAAAGACTCTTTAAAAAATACTCTAAATTCAGAGTTGAATTCTTTGCAAAATTCTATTGATAAATATCAAAATATCATTACTCAAGCACAAACATATCCGTCCGATTTTCATCCAAGTACAGAATATAATACAAAACTTGCAAATTTAGAAAGTGCAAATAATGTACTTAAAAATTATAAAGCTTCATTGCAAGGTGTTAATGAACTTACAAAAGAACAACAAGCAGAAATAAACAAATTAACACAGAATTGTGAAAAAGCAGCTACGGAATTCAAAAAACTTTCTGCTGCTGAAAAAGGTACAGTTGAGGTCGGCATTGAGAAAGCTATTCAGAGAATCAATAAAGATTTAGCAGAGAATACAAAATATTCTGCGGAAGCCAAAGCCGGTTTTAATGTATTGTTAGAACAATTAAAATCTGGTGATCCAAGTATCAATTTAAGAAAAATCACAGAAGAAATTATTAAAATTGAAAATGCTGAAATTGCTGCTGGTCGTGCTGGAAAATCTCTTTGGGATATTTTTAAAACAAAGTCTACATATGGTTTCATTGGTCAGATGCAAAGCTATTTGAGTATGTATGTTGGATTCTATGGGATGGTTAATGCTGCAAAAAGTGTTGTTTCGACAGTAACTGAATTAAATTCTAAAATAATTAATCTTGCAAAAGTTTCTGAGAATACCTCGAAACAAATCTATGCTGACTTCAGTAGTTATGCAGATATTGCAAAAGATATGGGAGATACTATATCAGATACATTTGAAGCAGCAACAAATTGGGCAAAAAATGGATATAACATACCTGATTCTAAAGAATTAGCTCGTGTCGCTTTATTATATAAAAATGTTGGTGATAACATTGATATAACTTCTGCCAATGAATCGCTTGTGTCCACACTAAAAGGTTTTAGCATGGAAGCCGATCAAGTAGAGCATATTGTAGATGTATTTAATGAGGTTTCGAATAATGAGGCAATTTCTTCCGCAGGAATTGGTGAAGCCATTCAACGGTCTGCTGCCGCATTTAATGCTGCGAACACGAGTCTTGAAAAAAGCGTAGCCCTTATAACTACAACAAACAGTGTTGTTCAAAATCCAGATAAAGTAGGTAACATGTGGAAGGTTGTTTCCGCACGTTTAAGGGGTTCAGAAACAGAACTCAAAGAAATGGGCGAAGACACAGATGGTCTTGTAAAATCTACTTCAAAACTTCAAGCACTTGTAAAAGGTATTACAGGTTTTGATATTATGAAGGATGAAAATACATATAAAGATATATATGATATAGTCCTTGGTATTAGTAAAACATGGTCTAGCTTAAAAGATATTGATAAAGCAAGCCTTCTTGAGGCTCTGGCAGGAAAAATGCAGAGCAATAGTTTAGCGGCTGCTTTTGCTAATCCTGAGATATTAGTCAAATCATATCAAGAAGCTATGAATTCTGCCGGTTCTGCCGCAGAGGAAGAAAAAAAATATCAACAGAGCGTACAGTATTCAATTGATCAGACAAAGGCAAAATTAGAAGAGCTATCTGCCGATCTCTTGTCGTCCGATTTCCTTAAGGGTGCAATTGATGCAGGTGGAAAATTAATTGAAGTTTTGGATGGTATTGTAAAAAGTGGTAATGCAATACCTACTTTATTAGCTGCTATTGGAGCGGCTCTTAGTTTTAAAAACATCGGTAAATGTTACGTGAGTGCGTAATTTTTCAAATCATTATTATTGTTTTGAATATGCCCACCTAACTCAAGACAACAATCAAGAGTTGGGAAGATTAGGTCTAGTCAACCTATAGATGTTTCAAAATAAATCGTAATTGTGAGTTGCTACCTCACAGTGCTGGGAAGAAATAAAATATACCGTATATATAAAATAACACACTACAACGTGGCTAGAAATGGCGAGCGTGAATGTATTCCGAAAGGATGTTGGTGACAACAAGAAAAGTCAAATTCAGAAATGGAGGTTATTTAGGTATATGGGGAAACCCTAAGTATCATGTCCTTAATGGACTAAATCGGCAATCAGCAACGGATTCTACTGTAATAGAGAATATTATAGTGGAGGTGTTCAGAGAGTATAAACGATTTTGAGTTATCATTAGATAGCTTGTGATAGGTACTCCATACGCAGTTATCGGACTGTTCCTTGATGAGTGAGAATCATCAGCGACTAGGATATAAAACCGTTAAAGAGTGTTGCTACTCTCACCCTATTAAATAGCACATTGTTAATAGGATAACAGTAGGGTTCGTGTGTGTACCGTAAGTTTGAAAGAAACACACAACAAACAGAGAATAAATAAAAGGAGGTGATATGTAAATGTTAAAAGCTTATAAATATAGATTATATCCTAACAAACAGCAGATTGAACAGATTCAGAAGACCTTTGGATGTTGCAGATTTGTATATAATCAATGTTTAAGTTTAAAAATTAACAAGTATAAAAATGAAAATATTTCTATGAGCAAAATTGATTTGAATAACTATTGCAATAGAGAACTTAAAAAGAAATATGAATGGCTTAGAGAAGTTGATAAATGGTCTTTGACAAATTCTATTTACAATATGGATTCAGCATATCAGAAGTTTTTTAATGAACATACTGGTTATCCGAAGTTTAAAAGCAAACGAGATAACAAAAAATCTTATAATACTAATTGTAATTATACTGGAAAGCCAACTATCGAAGTTTCTTTTGAGAAAAATAAAATCAAACTTCCAAAACTAAAATGGGTTAAAGCAAAAATCCATAGAGAATTTATTGGCAAGATAAAATCTGCTACTATTTCACAGAATCCAAGTGGAAAATATTTCGTATCAGTATTAGTAGAAACAGAACATATTCCAATGGAATCTACTGGTTGTATGATTGGAATTGATTTAGGCATTAAAGATTTACTCATCACTTCCGATGGAGAAAAGTTTGATAATATTCGTACTACTAAGAAATATGAAGATAAACTTACAAAAGAACAACGTAAATTATCTCATAAAGAAAAAGGTAGTAAAAATTGGAATAAACAAAGAATTAAAGTAGCAAGAATACATGAAAAAATTCATAATACCAGAATTGATAACTTACAAAAGATTTCTCACAAACTGATTAGCGAAAACCAAGTAATCGTTAGTGAAGATTTAGCAGTATCAAATATGGTAAAGAATCATAATCTTGCAAAAGCAATATCAGATTGTGGATGGTATGAGTTGACAAGGCAATTGGGATATAAAGCTGAATGGAATAATCGTCAATATATCAAAGTTGATAGATTTTATGCTTCATCTCAGACTTGTAACTGTTGTGGCTATGTTAATTCAGACACAAAGGATTTATCTGTTAGGCAATGGATATGCCCTAAATGTGGTGCTATTCACGACAGGGATGTAAATGCTGCGAAAAATATTCTAAATGAAGGATTAAGGATATTACAAGCAGCTTAGTAATAATTTTAGTACGGTAGGAACTATCGGAATTTACGCTTGTGGAGTTAGTAGGTTACGAGGACAATGAAACAAGAAATTGTGAAGCATTTAGCTTTGCAGTAGTTCACCTGCTCTACTCAGTTCCTAATTTATTTCGCTCATGTAAATCAACCTCTAAAGAGGTGTCATCGTACTGAGCTTTTATGCTAACTTCTTTATATTCACAAATTTTATCTGTAATGTGTTGGATTGTATCGCACCAACAATAATTGCAATATCCAAGCAGAGCACACACAGAGATAACTGCAATAAGTTTATATAAAGAATTGCACTTAACAGCATATTTAATCATCTTACTCATAACAGTCATCTCCTATCATTGTCTTTGTTTTGAACATCGTACTATTGATAGGTTGGTGTTTGTTTGAAGAACACCGTTTATAAATGGAGATGACAGTATTTTCATTTGAAGCTGTAAGTGTATTATACATCATATTGGAATATTCTGGTAGAGAGAACATATATTCCAAGAAATCTCGATTTCAATCGAGTAAAAACAGAGAATAAATATATGACAACATAAAAATAACATCGCATTACACGATGTTATCTTTACTACATTGTTGGTGTGTACAATGTAAGTGAAAAATTATATAGCGGAATACGAAAGTATCCGTTCGCAGTATAACACACAGTCTCTATAATTGAAAGTAGTTTATAGATATTTTGTAAAATAAATAAAATAGAGGACAGTCGTGAGACATGCCCTCAAAATAGAGAATATATAATTGAGATGAATATGAATACAATTGGAGAATGATAATTAATTAGCTTTCTTAAAGATTTTATGTTGTTTTGTCGAAATTCTTGCGATAGCGTCTGCTTTCTCATCGGACATTTCTGGATGATTAGCAATCTGATCAATGGCATGATCTTGTGATTTAAAATATCTACGCACCGCAAGTAATCCGATGATTGCACACAATAATATAACAATGTACAATCTCTTCTACCATCCTTTCCTGTAAAATAACTTTTCAGGAATTTGTATTTGCCCAGAACGGACTGCAATGTGGTAATACAGTCGCAGTTTGCTTGGTATTATATTACCATATTATTCTAACTACATAAATCCAGAACATTAGTTTTGTCGAATTTTGAGTTACGAAAAATAATTAAAATTTTTCAAAAATCTTTACAAAAAATTTCATCTGTGTTATCTTCAAAATATGAAAATTTTTCAATTTTTGAAGGAGGTAACACGATGAAAAATTCTAGCAAAGAAAGAACTTTACAGTGGATAAACAATCAGAATAAAAAAGGCAATATATCCTTTGAACACCGCTTACAACGTCCGACTGGGCAGTGGAATACTCGCATGAAAAGCCTATTGATTCATAGCTTATTAAGTGGTATCCCAGTTAATCCAATTTATGTCGTAGAAGAAGAAAATATAATTTATCCGTTAGATGGTTCTCAGAGGACATCAACTTGTATTGATTACATCAACGACGTATTCTCATTAAGCAAAGATACTCCACATGTATTCATATCTGTAAAAGAAAATGGAGAACAAGTCATTAAGGAATATGAAATAGCAGGAAAGAAGTTTAAGAAACTCGATGACGAAGTAAAAGAAACACTTCTTGCTTGTACTTTAGAATTTTGCACATTATCTGATTATACAGATGAAGAAGTAAAAATCATGTTTGCACGACAGAATTCAGGTAAACCTTTGAACGGAAAATTGCTACGTGTAGTACATGAGTCAGATGAATTTAGTGAAATGGTCTACTCTCTCGCTAATCATCCATTTATGGATAAAATCATGTCAAAGACACAGCGTAAGAATGGAACAGACAGAGATACAATTATCCAAGCTATGATGCTTATTTCTTCTAATCAGGAACAGGAATTTACATCTTTTAGAACAAAAGATATTGATGCTTATGTAACTGATTATGCAGATCAGTATCTCGATAGAGCTGACACATTAAAAGAAGCTATGGATAGATTTAATGAATCATTTGATGGCGAAGTAAAAATCCCATCTACAAGTATTCCACAAATTTTATATAGTGGCTATAGAATTGTTAAAGACAAGAAATCATTCTCTCGTCTTGCAGAAAAGGTATCTGAATTTATTGCAACATATGATTCTAATGAAGAATATAAACAATATGTTCAGAGTGGTACAGGTAGCAAAGAGAATGTTAAGGGACGCTTCGATTATTGGCGTGGAATTGTAAGAGAATTACAGTAAATATTTGAAGAGTAGTCGGTTGACTACTCTTCTAATTCTTTGTACAATTTTCTTATGATATCGTCTGTTCCTTGTTTACTCTGTTGTTCTAATGAAATCCATTGAACCGAATTATTATAAATCATATTCAAAATATGTTTCTTCATTGTCTCTTCTGAATTTAACAAATGATTGCGCATTGAATTTTCTTATTGCCTTATCAGTTTTTCTATATAAATATATATTATCTCTAATGTAATCATTTAGAAATACATATTGCGTATTGTTTGTATAAGTAGATATATAGCCTAATATAGAAAAAATATTAGATTGATTGACTATTATTGCAATTTGGTTAAAATATTTTTCAAGATCATATTTTATGTTTTTATTAATTATACATTTTGCACCTATTTTGTCCATAAAATCTTCTAGTGTCATTTGAAATACTAAATTAGGATTATAGCCAAATTTATGTAAATTAATATATATCATATTACCTTTTATATGCGAAAAATATAATTGTCTCGAAGTGTTTCTTGAAAATATATTTTTTATATATGGTTTTATAAATTCAACCGATGTCATGTGTTTAAGCGTTAATTCGGTGTATAATCCATTGTTTTTAGATATTTCTTCGAGAAGTTCAATTTTCTTATTTGAAATTAACCAGTCAATTTCTACACGTCTACAACTCAAAGGCTTGTCAT